TACAATCTATTCGCGTATCTAACAACTATATGACGCCATTTGACAGTATTTCATGTCGCATGTGTGGCACCTATAGGCCCCCGACGTATGGCGAACGAAGTGAGCATCAAAAACAGCAAACTTAACACAAAGAAAAAGCCCTGAGCTTTCGCCCAGGGCCTTGGTGGTTCAGTCCATCAGTGTCTTGTCTTGGTCGGCTGCACCAGCCCAGCCTTGGCACCACGCATCGTAGTAAAGAGGACCGCGATTTTCTGCATTGTCGATGAGGCATTGCACCTCATCGTCAGAGAGGTAGAGGGCTGAGCGGTAATCCGCCCAGCCTTGGTTATATGCTTCGCTCATGGTGTCACCACCAGGGCCAGCCAGAACAAGCCACACATGCAGATAACCACCAGAGCCTTGCCGATGATCTCCGCGCATTTAACAAATAGGTCCATTGTCCATTCTCCGGTTTGAGGAAAGTGGCGGGGCTTGCGCCCCGCCTTAGTGTTAGAGGTAGACCGTTGCGCTAGCCTTGCCGCCTTTGCTGCCACCCTTGGTAATCTTGAGTTTGGGTGCCATGAAAGAGCGGCCTGCTTTGGTTTTTACTCGGCAGGCGACTAGCTCAACCCTATCTGCTATCTTGGCATAGGCCAGGAGCTCTTTCAGCTTCATATCCTTTGGCGGTGAGTCGGGAAGCCCAACGTCGAGCCAGAAGGTATAAGCTTTGATTGTATCATCCGCTTTCAACGTAGCGGCCAACATCTTGAGCATGTCAGACACGTTGCTGGCATTCCAGCTTCCTGCCGCTCTGGCGACCATTTGCCAGCCGCCTTCAGAGTGCTTCGCCCAAGACACATTGCCTTCATAGAGAGCCATTGTTCAGATTCCTTTGAGAAAGATCAGTGCCGAAGCACCATCGCTTCGACCCCATTATTAAGACATATCTGGCCGGGTTTGTCAAATCCCGCCTGCCGCCGGGGCTTTTTGCTTGGCGCTTTGTCGCGGCAAGCAGGCTTGGCCGGGGCCACTTGGACAGCGTTTTTCTAGCCCCCCCTCTGTGTTCTAAACCGCTCAAACCACAACCCAAAAAACCAAGATGTTAAGTTTGGCATACCCCAAAAATTACACAGCCCCAAAAACCAACGTGTTAAGTTTGGAGTAACAAGCGAAAGCCGCTTGACACCCACTCAGCCGCCCAAATATCTTACCCCTATGCACATCGCACCTCACGAACCCACCCGATGGACCGAGAGACTGGCGTTTGACATCGCCCTTCGGCTTGAGGGGAGCGGTGAAGATGTCAATGAGATACTGGATCGGCACCAGTTGAATGCTTCTGCCCTACTGGTATTCAACAAAGACCCTGTTTTTCTTCGCCAAGTGGGCAAATTCCGTGATGAAATCAGGGATAAGGGTGTCACTTTTCGCCTAAAAGCGCGTACACAGGCCGAAGAATTGCTGAAAACATCGTGGGTGTTGATCCATAGCCCCGATGTGAGTGCTGCAGTGAAGGCTGATCTCATTAAATCCACTGTGAAGTGGGCCGGGTTGGAGCCAAAGGGCGATGTCAGCGCCGAAAACGGTGCTGGTGGGGTCCGAATCACCATCAATTTGGGCGGTCAGGAGCTTGGTCAGGCTACAGTAGTGGAGTCTGAGGCCAGTGAACCTGAATTCGCGGAGTGAATCCTTCCTGAGTGCCGGTGAGGGCACCCTTGAGACCACTGATCCACAACAGGCCAAGCGGTTTGAGCAGGAACTGGCGTCCCGAGGGGTATCGTACATGACACAAATCACAAAAACCAAGCGCGACGGGCTAAGATATGTAATTAAGCTGCTGGGCAATCACCTATGACGGAGGATGACACCGATGGCTATCTATTCCACTGCGTACCGTGCAATGACCTCAAAGATCACGTTATTGATGATGAGGGTTCGTGCTGGTGTAAACCGGTGTTTGACACTGATTACGAAATATTCATCCACAATAGCGCAGATGGCCGTGAAGATTACGAAGAAGGTCGGCGCCTACCTCACTAGGCGTACCAACAGGGGATGAAATGGCGATGTCTGCTTTTACCTTAGAGTCCATGTTTGAGGCGGTCTATAAATCCGTTGTTGACGCAGTTCACACTGTTCAGGATGCGTCTTGGGAAAACACGAAGCAGCAGTACTTCGACCAAGATAGCGATGGTAATCTGGTTCCCAAGACAGCTAGAATGACATTGCCGCACATGGAGGATGGAAAGCTGGGACTTAAGGCTTTTGACATACCATTACTGACGCTAGCAAAGCATCAGACGATCACGGTTGATGAGATGACCATGGCATTTGATGTTGAGCTGCGGTCTTTAGATAAAGCTGACAAGGAACAGGGTCTTCTTGCGGCGATGCCGAGGGGGTTTATATCGCGCTACCCAACGGCTAAAGTGACTATAAAGTTCAAAGGTGGAGAACCTTGTGAGGGGTTGATGCTTTTGAACGATAAAGCGCACAGCGTCCTTCCACGATAACACCCACGAAAGGATACCAAGATGGCAGACCCGCAGCTTGTTAATATGTCAGGCCAGTTCTCTGGCCTGCCTATGAGCCAGCTAATCGGTGGGCCGCTTCAAGCGGCTTGCGATGCACAGAATATGTTGTCAGCAGCTACCGCCAACTTCATTAAGGATGTCGGTCTTCAGTCGAATGCGAATGGTGAGCTGACGGCTCGCACGGTTGACTTCAGTTTTGACCGGGCTTCGGCACCTGACCCCACGACGGGTCAGACCAAGGTTGAGACGGTGGACTTGAAGGTGCCGCTGCTTGCCATTGTCAACACACCGAACCTGAGCATCAAAGAGGCTGAGGTTAATTTTACTATGTCGGTGTCTTCGTCTGACAGTTCGGAAAGCAGCCAGGATACCTCTGGGACCCTGAGTGCTGAGGCCAAGCTGAACTACGGCATCTTTAGCATGAAGGTTAAGATGACCGGTTCTGTGGCAAGCCACTCATCAAACACTCGTAAATCGGACAATTCTGCCAAGTACGATGTGCGTGTGCTGGCCCGTGACGATGGCCCGCCGGAAGGGTTGATGAAGATGCTGGACATGCTTCAATCGGCTATTACGCCTATCCCGGCGTCTTCGGCGCCTGCTTCGTAAGTGTAGAATGTTATAATGTTTCGTCGGTGGAGGGGCGGCGCCCGCCGCGTTAAGTGATCCATGGCATTAGAGATCGACTACACACCCCCACCGACGGGACGCAAGTTCATGGCCTCGGACGCCCGTATGCGCGTCCTTATGGGACCAGTTGGTTCTGGCAAGTCCGTGACATCTTCTTTCGAGATCGTACGCCGGGCAACGATGCAGCGGCCAGACCAGAACGGGCGCAGAAGGACCAGAGCAGCCATCGTTCGTGAGACGGCAAGGCAGCTTCAGGATACCACGATCAAGACCTTCCTTGATTGGTTCCCGCCGGGTCAGTGCGGGGAGTACATGCGAACCACCAAGACCTACTTCTTCAGGGTGGGGGATGTTGAGTGCGAGATCATGTTCCGGGCACTGGACGATGCCGACGATGTGGCCAACCTCAACTCACTTGAGTTGACCTTCGCATGGTTCAATGAGTGCCGGGACATCCACCCGGATATTGTTGACGCTATGTCAAAACGTATTGGCCGGTTCCCATCCGCCAAGGACGGTGGGCCGACTTGGTTTGGGATGTGGGGCGATACCAACCCGCCAGTGATGGATTCGTGGTGGTATTATCAGATGGAAGGGCTTAGCTCGGCAGATGGGGTCTCGCCTAACGACAATGGGTGGGCGGTGTTTAAGCAGCCGAGTGGGCGCAGCCCGCAGGCTGAGAATGTGGAGAACTTGCCGGAAGGGTATTATGATACCCAGGGGCGGTCTGAGGAGTATGTCCGGGTATACATTGACGGGGAGTACGGGCTCTCCTCAGCAGGGATGCCTGTGTATAAGTACTTCAGGACGGACTACCACATGGCGCGTACGCCGCTGCGCTACATCACCAACGGGGTGCGGCCTATCGTGGTGGGGATGGACCTGGGGCTGACGCCTGCGGCTGTCATCGGGCAGCAGGACCCACGGGGCAGGGCGCTTATACTGGATGAGGCGGTCAGCTTTGACATGGGGATACAGCGGTTCGTGCGCACGGTGCTCAAACCCCTTATATTCGAGCGGTTCCCGGGGGTGCCGATCCTCGTGGTGACTGACCCAGCCGGGGTGCAGAGGGCACAGACCGACGAGCGCAGCGCAGTGGACATCATCAAGGCTGAGGGAATGCGGGTTATATCTGCCCGGACGAACAATGTCTCGGCGCGGATCAACGCAGTGGATGACTTCCTCATGCGGCAGGTGGACGGGGACCCGGCCTTCTTGGTTGATCCCAGGTGCACCCGGCTTAAAGCGGCTATGATGGGGGGCTACAGGTACAAGCCCAGGGGGGATGGCGACATCGACAAGAACAAGCACAGCCACGTGGCTGAGGCCCTTCAGTACCTGATGCTCCATATTGCCAACGCCAACGAAGGGTCAGTGGCCCACCTAAAAAGACCAGTCAAACCTATTGCGTCTGCTGGCTGGACCTGATACTATATCTTGTGTCCTTAGTCCGAGGCCACCTCGATTTGTTTATTCCTCCCCGAAACTAGCCCCCTGTAGCTGCCTCTACAGGGGGTTTTTTCTTATCCCTTGCATCGTTGAGCAAAGGTCGTTAGACTTAACTGAACCGCGCCGTAAAAGGGGTTGATTATGGCCACTGTTTCCCCGGTCCTTAACCGTACTGCTGAAGGCATTCCCTATCTTCTGTGGGAGAATGTCGCCACTGGTGACACGCTCAATCCATATGCTGTTAATGCTCGCCTAGGGCTTGATGCTGCGGTGCAGTTCGCCGGTACGTTTGGCGGTGCTACGGTGAAGTTGCAGGTGTCGAATGACAACACCACGTACTTCGATGTGAAGGACACGGGCGGTACGACGATTAGCGCGACTGCGGCTGCGATCTTCAACTTCAGCTCGGCTGCTGCCTATTTTCGCCCAGCCATCACCGGTGGTACGGGCGATGCAGTTGATATTTATCTTGTCCTTCGCGGTAATGTACAGGCTTAATCGCTAGATGCCAGGATTAACCATACTCCGTGTTGTCAGCAACAGCGAGATAGAGCGCACTGAGCGCGAGCGTATGGACGCTGAGCTACAGGCTCGGCAGAATAGCGATCTCATCACGGGTTTGTCAGCGCATCTCAAGACATGCTGGGATGCTGCGCGTATTGCCAAAGACCCGATCAATGATGTGATGCTTAAGGCTCTCCGTCAGCGCAATGGGGAGTATGAAGCAGATAAACTTCAGGCAATTCGCGTTCAGGGCGGGTCTGAGGTTTATATGATGCTGACGGAAGTTAAGTGCCGTGCAGCAGAGAGTTGGTTGCGCGATATTCTTCTGGATACCGGCTCGCCCCCCTGGGACCTGCAGCCCACGCCGATTCCTGACCTGTCCCCCGAACAGTCAGAGGAGGTTCAGACCGCCTTTGCCGAGCAGGTCATGGAGATTATCCAGTCGACTGGTCAGGCACCGAACAAAACGCAGATGCTGGAACTTCGGGAGATGGTCTCCCAAGACTACCGGTTCAAAGTCCTACAAGCGGCCCAGGCCCGGGTCGATAGGATGAAGATCAAGATTGATGACCAGTTCCTGCAGGGCGGTTGGGCGGATGCGTTCAACGAGTTTCTAACCGATCTGGTTACTTTTCCCTGCGCCTTCGTTAAGGGGCCTATTGTGCGCCGCCAGCGCCATCTGGGTTGGACCAAGGGTCCCGGGGGCGCGACTATTGTAGAAGCCTCTGAGCGGCTTGCGCCGGAGTTTGAGCGGGTAAGCCCGTTCAACATCTACCCCGAGCCGGGTATCACTCGGATCAATGACGGGTATATCTTTGAGTATCACAGGTTAAGCCGGTCGGCATTGGCTGATCTTATCGGTGTTCCCGGGTATGATGATCAGGCGATTCGCAAGGTGCTTGATGAAGGGCCGGGTCAGACTTGGGTGTCTGAGCCGACTGAGATGCAGCGTGAGGAGGAGGAGCGCAAGTACTACACCGAGATGCGCCCCACCGACATGTTCGATGCCCTTGAGTTTTGGGGTAAGGTCAGCGGCAAGATGCTCCGTGAGTGGGGTATGGATGCTTCTGAGGTGCCTGATGAGGCGAAGGAATACGATGCCAACGCATGGCTCGTAGGCAACTATGTCATCAAGGCCATCCTGAACTATGACCCGCTGGGCGAAAAGCCTTATGTGAAGACTTCGTTTATCAAGATGCCCGGCGCATTCTGGGGTCGCGGAATCCCCGAGATCATTGAAGATTTGCAGAATATCTGCAATGCCGCAGCCCGTGCTTTGGTGAACAACATGAGCATCGCCTCCGGCCCGCAGGTCGAGGTGAACCTTGAGCGTATTCCGCCAAACGAAGATATTACGCAGATTCACCCATGGAAGATTTGGCAAACGCTGAATGACCCACTTGGGTCTTCTGCCCCGGCTGTGCGGTTCAACCAGCCCAACGATAATGCAGCTACCCTGATGGGGGTTTATGAGCGGTTCAGCCGACTGGCTGACGACCACTCTGGCATCCCGGCCTACATATATGGCGATACCAATGTGCAGGGCGCTGGCCGTACGGCCTCTGGCCTGTCCATGCTGATGGGTTCCGCTGGTAAGGGCATTCGGCAAGTGGTTATGCACATCGACACGGATGTGACCAAGCCGATTGTGCAGCGGCAGTTTGTTTATAACATGCGTTATGACCCGGATGAGTCTATCAAGGGTGACGCGCAGGTTATACCGCGTGGTGCTATCAACCTTGCGGTTCGTGAGACGGTCAACCTTCGTCGTGTTGAGTTCCTCAATGCTACTGCCAACGAGTTTGATATGCAGATTATTGGGGCTGACGGGCGTGCGGCCATCCTACGCGAAGTGGCTAAGGGGCTTCAGATGCCCGCTGAGGACATCGTGCCATCCCGTGAGCGACTGGATTATCAGGCCCGTATACAGGCCCTTGCCCAGCAGGCGCAGCCGCCCGCTCCGGCTCAACAGGGTGGTGCGGCCCCAAGGACGCTTGACCAGGCCGGTAATCCGGCTGGCGGCGCTGGGGCTGCGGTAGTACGTAACCAGAACACAGGTACCGCAGGTTGATCAGACCCTCAACGGACCTTGTAAAGGTTCTAGCCTCTATATCTCGCCAGTATCCGCCCTTTATGGATTGGTTGCAGGAGTGGCGGATGCGTGAGCTTGAGCAGTTGCCAAATGTGACCCAGCCAGCCGTGGGCGTTGCCCAGGGTAGATGTCAAGTGTTGACAGAGCTGTGCAAATTATTGCAGGATTCCCCCGAATTGGTGGCAAAATCCCGTTAGGGATAGCTGACCGTTCAACCACGCACACCGAGAGGAGCGTTCTAGTGACCATTCCTGAGCAGGTTCGTCGTCAATCTGAGGCTATTGCCAAGATGTATGAAGAAGGCAACACCGATGCTGCTGCGCCCGCCACTGGGGAAGCTGCGGGTGTGTCTGAAGTACAGGATACGCAAGCCGACAGCGCCGAGAACAATGCACCTGAATCCGCGTCGAACGAGCAACGACGTTCGGATACCACGGGAGACGCTGCTGAGCTAACCTTTGAACAGCGGTATCGTACCCTTCAGGGTATGTATAACGCCGACACGGGCCGTCTTCGGGCGGATAATCAGCAGTTAAATACTAGGCTTTCGCAACTTGAGCAGTTGTTGTCTACCCTTTCTAGTCAGCCCATGCCCATGGCTGCTACCTCAGCAGCAGAGCGGTTGGTAACTGACAAGGATGTTGAGGAGTACGGTGATTCCATTGAGGTCATGCGTCGCGTGACCAAAGAGGAAGTTTCGACGGCTAACCGTCGGATTGCCGAGTTGGAGCATATGATTCGTCAGATGCAGACCAGCGTTCTACCTCGCGTTGAGCAAGTGGCTCAAAGGCAAGCTGCAACGGCTGAGCAAACCTTTTGGTCGGACCTTACGGCTGCAGTCCCTTATTGGAGGGATACCAATGCAGACCAGAAGTTCCACAACTGGTTGCTTGAGGTTGATCCGCTGACGGGGCTGACCCGCCAGACCTACCTTGAGGATGCTCAGCGTAGTCTTGATGTTCGTCGTGTGGCCAGTATCTTCTCTACTTGGCAGGTAATCAGTGGTCAGTCTGTTGCTCAACCAACTCGGGCTGCGCAGGCATCCGAACTTGATAGGCAAGTTTCCCCGGGTCGGGGTCGTTCTAGCGGTGGCGCTTCTGCTACTTCTAACAACACCAAGACCTACTCATCTCGGGACATCGCTAAGTTCTTTGATGATGTAAGGAAAGGGACTTATCGGGGTCGGGAAGCCGAACGCGACCGAATCGAGCGCGATATTTTCGCTGCACAGCGGGAAAATCGCATTGTCGCAAATGGTTGAATGGAGTTAACCCAACATGTCTTTCCCCGTCGCACCGGGTCGCCCTAACTACTCCGGGAACTTTATCCCTGAGATTTGGAGCGGCAAGCTGATCGAGAACTTCTATGATGCCACGGTTCTCGCGGCTATTTCCAACACCGACTACGAAGGCGAAATTCGTAGCCAAGGTGATACCGTTAACATCCGCACGATCCCGAACATCACGATCCGTGATTATGTGAAGGGTCAGAACCTTGTCGTGGAAAACCCCGACAAGCCGAAGCTGCAACTCTTGATCGACAAGGGTGAATACTTCGCTTGCGTTGAGGACGACATTGATCGTGTGCAGTCTGATGTGAAGCTCATGGACATGTGGTCCAAGGATGCTTCTGAGCAGATGAAGATCAAGATCGACCAGCGTGTGCTGACCGATGTGCTGCCTGACATTGCCAGCGGCAACAAGGGCGGTACTGCCGGTGCTCAGTCTTCTGCGTTCAACCTCGGCACGACGGCTTCCCCGCTGTCCGTGACCAAGGATGGCGCTGGCGGCACGGCTTCGGTGGTTGACCTGATCGTCGACATCGGCACCGTGCTTGACGAAGCGAATGCCCCGGAAGCGGGTCGCTTCTTGGTGATCCCGGCCCGCATGGCTGGTCTGATCAAGAAGTCCGAACTAAAGGATGCGTCGCTTGTCGGTGACACCACCTCGGTGATCCGCAACGGTCGCCTTGGTATGGTGGATCGCTTCACGCTGTATGTCAGCCACAACCTGAAGGTTGATACTGGCGGGAAGTACAACATCATCGCTGGCCATAAGATGGGCTTCACCTTCGCGTCTCAAATGACCGAAATGGAAACGATCCGCTCGGAAACGACCTTCGGTAACATCATCCGTGGCCTTCAGGTCTACGGGTACAAGGTCGTGAAGCCGGAAGCTCTGGCTCAGGCCGTTGTGACCTTTGCATAAGGAGCACTTGAAATGACCGCATTTACCGATTCGTTCGGTTTTAA